TGGACATCGACCCCGAGGCGCTTCCGCCAACGGAACCAATCACGGAAGGCCCAGCATGAGCAACGAGCGACGCAACCTAGACGAAGGCTTCGAGCTGCGAAGTGCTGACGGCGGTGGAATCACCGCTGTCGGTTACGCAGCCGTGTTCGATTCCCCGACCAACATCGGCGGCTTCACCGAGTCTGTCGGCCGGTCCGCTTTCGACAAGACCATTCAAGAGACCGACGTTCTTGGTCTCTTCAACCACGAGATGGACATGCTTCTTGGTCGGTCGTCCTCCGGGACGTTGAGGCTCAACAAAGATGATCGCGGTCTCGGTTACGAGATCGACCTTCCCGACACTCAGCTTGGCCGTGACGTCGGTGTTCTTCTCGGCCGGGGCGACCTCAAAGGGTCGTCGTTCGGGTTCCGGGTCATAAAGGACGACTGGACCGGAACGCACCGTGTACTCCAAGAAGTTGCTCTGCGTGACGTCGGACCTGTAACGGTTCCCGCTTACCAGGACACGAGTGCGGCTCTGCGTAGTCTCGCAGCCGATCACTCGATCGATATCGACGAGCTGGCTGCGGCTGCTGCCGCTGGCGAGCTCGAAGCAAGAATCTGCAGCGACAACAACGGCGACGAAGAAGCCGACTCGGCAATGCAAGCTGAGCCACTTCTCGTTGTTCGTCATCGCTTCATTCGCTGAGCCGCTAACGCACTCGGCATCCAGGACAGTCCCGAACATCCAACTATCACGAAAGGCTCAACCATGAGCATTGAATCAGTCAAGGGCGCCATTGAGGCCCGCAACGCCGCTGTGAAAGCAGTGCGAGATATCCACGAGGCCGCTGAAGGCCGTGAGCTTACGGGCGAAGAAGTCGCCCAAGAGCGCAAGTTCGAGAGCGACATCGTTGCTCTCGACGGTGAAGTTCAAGGCGGCTTGGCCGGACTCGAACGTGAAGCCAAAGCAGTCGAAGCCCGGGCCAAGCTCGAAGCTTTCGACAACGCTGCCGCTTCGGAAGTCGTCGAAGACAACGCCCATGAAGCTGAGAAGCGTGCCTTCGATGCGATGGTTAACGGTGAGGCTCGTTCATTCGAGGCTCGTGACCTTCTTGCTGGCACTGCCACCGACGGTGCGGAACTCGTTCCCACCTCGATGTACAACCAGATCGTCGAGCATATGCTCGTCGCTTCTCCGATCATGTCGCTTGCGACCGTCATCCGTACCACGGGCGGCGAGCAGATCGACATCCCGAAGACGACCTCCTACAGTGCTGCAGCGATCATCGCTGAAGCTGGCTCGATCACCGAGAGTGACCCGCAGTTCGCGACCGTTTCCTTGAATGCCTACAAGTACGGCTTCATGGTTCAGTCATCGAGCGAACTTATCTCCGACTCGGCTTTCGACACTGCTGGCTTCATTGCTCGCCAGGGCGGCTCCGCTCTTGGTCGAGGCATGGACGCCCACTTCGTCTCCGGTTCTGGCTCAAGCCAGCCTTCCGGCGTCGATCTCGCAGCGACCGGCGTGACTGCCGCTTCGGCGACCGTCAGTGCTGTCGACGAGCTCATCGACCTGCAACACTCGGTCACCGCTCCGTACCAAGCGAACGCTTCCTGGGTTGTCGCTGATGCGACTCTCTCAGAGATCCGCCAGCTCAAAGACGGCAACGGCAACTACCTCTGGCAGCCCGCTGACGGCCGGACCGGCGCACCGGGCATGCTGCTCGGCAAGCCGATCTTCACCGACGAGAACGTCGGCGTTACAGCCACCGGAGTCGACTCTGTCGTCTACGGTGACTTCTCCACGTTCTACGTGCGTATGGCGGGCCCGATCCGCATCGAGCGCAGTGACGATCATGGCTTCGCCAACGACCTCGTGTCGTGGCGTTTCCTGGCTCGTGCCGACTCGGCGATCGTTGACACCAACGGGATCCGCGTTCTGACACAGCTGTAATAGTAATCCGCTGTTGGTGGCAGTCCCAGCCTAGAAACGCTGGGGCTGCCACCTTCGGCATGTTCTCCGAATCAATCCGCCCTGAAGGGACATCATGGCTTACACCAACCTCGCAGACATCCGACTGGCTTCAAAGCTGTCGGACACTGTCGTATACACCGACGCCCTACTGACTGAGGGCATATCATGGGCGACGTCCATCATCGACGAGTTCACAGGGACATCATTCGAATCCAAGGCCCATACGGTCACGGTCGACGGCAATGACACTGACCGTGTTTGGGTAGACGTCGCAGACCTGATCTCGGTCACGTCCGCCACTGTCGACGCAGTCGCTGTCGCAAGCGTCGCTGGCTGGGTCGTACGACCTGGCGGCATCGTCACTCGTGACACGGGCATCTTCACGTCTGCCGTGCAGGGCCGCAACGTCGTCATCGTCCTCGCTGCCGGTGCCACTACCACGGTGCCCGCAGACATCGAGCTGGCTGCCCGTCAGCTGTCTCGCTGGTATGTGCTGAAGCTCGTGTCGGAAGCTCCCGACAACGCCATTCAAGTGACCACCGCTGCTGGCGACTTCCGAATAAACGCCATGCCAGGCAAGTACGGTCCCACGTCGCTTCCTGAAGTGAACGCAGTGCTGCTCCGCCGCATGTCTCGTCCTCCGGCGGTTGGCTGATGGCAACGCACACTACGGTCGCAGCTTTCCGTGCCGCTCTGTACGCTGCCCTTGTGGCTGACTCGACGATGGTTGCTTCGCTCGTACAGATCGAGTATGGCGAACCTGCAGCCGATCGCCGGGATGAAGTCGTATGGTTAGGCAACTCGGTCACGCTGCACGACAACGAGCAGCAGTCGCTGCACTCCGGTCGTCGGCGACGTGACGAGACCTACGACGTGGAGCTAACGGTGCAGGTTGCATCGAAGGCAGCTGTCGACACGAACGAACTACGGGCCGCCGCCCTGGTCGGGGCCATCGAGGACATCATGGCGCTCGACACTACGCTCAGCGTCGACGGAGTCATCTGGGCTGTTGTTGACACGTTCAGTTGGTCGACCGATCTTTCTGGCGACGTGGGGTCGCCTCGGACAACTGTGGACATGACGATCAAGGTCATGGGAAGGCTTGTCTAATGGCAGCATCAAAGAAGTGCACGTATGTCGGAGCGTTGGAGATCGAGATCATCTTCGCTGACACCGGCCGAAAGTTCACTGTCGCAACCGGCGACAGCATCAAGCTCCTTGCCAACGAGGCGAAGAGTCTTGCAGGCAACCGAGACTGGATCTCGAAACCTGCATCCAAACCAACTGAAGGGAAGCCCACCAAATGAGCCTCGACGGAGCAATTCACATCGGCAAGGAGTCAACCTACGGCACGCCCGTATCGCTGACTCGCAGCTTCGAAGGGCACGGTGATTCGTTCAAGCGTGAGCAGGAACGTCTCGTGTCCTCCGGCATGCGCAGCGATTACGAGGGCGAACGGTCTGACCGTGTCGTCACGGTCAACATGGGCGGCACTGGCTCGCTCGAACTTGACGTCATGAACAAGGGCATGGGCATGCTCGTCGAGGGTCTACTCGGCGCAGTGTCGGGGCCGACCATCGTTGGCGCTACCACGCAGTACAGCCAAGCCCATACCAGCGAGCAGGCCGGTACGGCTGACTCGTACACCATTCAAGTTGTTCGCCCGTTGGTTGACAACTCCACTCCTCAAGCGTTCACTCATCACGGCTGCAAGGTCACTGGCTGGGGTTTGTCTCAGGATGTAGGTGGCCTCCTGGTCGCCAACGTCGACTACGACTTCGAAGACGTCGACATCTCGACGGCCACTGCGACAGCGGCTTACCCTGCTGCCCAGACTCCGTTTGCGTGGACTGACGCTGTCGTTGAGATTGGTGGCTCGGCTTACGCTTACACTGATTCGTTCACCTTCAACGCCGACCTTGGCATGAAGACCGACCGCCGATACCTTGCGGCTTCGACGCTCAAGTCTGAACCCGTCCGGGTCGGTTCTCCGTCCTTCACTGGTTCGCTCTCGGGCGACTTCGACGCTACTACTCGGTACGCCGAGTGGGTCGCTGGAACACTCGTTGACATCAACGTGAAGTGGACCGGCGCAGTCATCGAGTCCGGCTACAATTACGAGTTCGAGATTGATATCCCCAACTGTCAGTGGACCGGTGAATCCCCGACAGCTTCAAGGTCGGAGACGACCCGCCAGACCATGCCGTTCGTTGTGTTGCACGACGGCACGAACCCTATGGTCACGGTCAACATCAAGAGCACCGACACGGCGCTCTAACCAATCGGGGCCTGGTGGCTGCACGGAGCTGCCAGGCCCTTCTATCCCGTGCAGAAGGACTGATATCAGTGGCTTACTACAACCGTGCCCAGTGGGGCGCAGCACCCTGGAAGCGTCCACCGACCGAGATGTCCGACGCCAACGTCGAGACCATCTTCGTCCACTACAACGGACCGCCGATCACGCTTACCGGCTTCGCTCTTCCGAGGGCGATCCAGCGATACCACCTGAATACGACGACCTCGAACTACCGGGATGTGGCTTACAGCTTCCTAGTCGATGTCCTTGGCAACAGGTTCGGTGGGCGTGGCTTCAATGTGCAAGACGGAGCAACATCTCCTTCCGAGGCTGGCAAGTCGTACAGCATCTTCGTCGGTGTCGGCAAAGGCCAGAAGGTTTCTGTCGATGCGCTGCTCGCTGTCCGTGAACAGATCGAGTCGATCAACCGCCACGTCGGCCGTGAGCTCGACGTCAAGCCTCACCGTGACGCCTGGTCAACTGCGTGCCCTGGTGAAGCTCTAACCGAATGGATCAGTCGTGGCATGCCGGTCGCTTCTGACGTCAAGTCTGAAGCTGCGCCGGTCATCGTGCTGGCTGGGCCGGAGGCACCGAAGCTTCCACGCATCGGACGTGCGAACCTTCGAGTAAACGACATCCGCAACGTGTTCGTCTGGCGCAAGCGTCGCATCGACGCCTTGCAGCGGGCTCTAGGATTCCTTGGATACGACATCGTTGGTACCGGCCCATGGGGCCCGGCCACTTCACGTGCCGTCCTGCAGTTCTGCAAAGACGTCGGCCTGGTCCGGGTCTCGTATCAGGGCGACATCGTCGTCGGCAAAGCTGTCTGGCGTAAACTACGGGAAGCCTTGGTGATCTGATGGCAGCGAAGAAGAAGAACGGCATGATCGGTGTCGAGGTCGAAGGGCTGAAGGATCTGCAGCGTGCGCTGCGGAAAGCCAAAGACAAAGACACGGCGAAAGAGATCCGTAAAGCGAACAAGGCTGCAGGCCAGATTGTTGCCGACGAAGCCAAGACGGTCGCACCGGTCGCATCCGGGAAGCTCGCCAAGTCTATTGGATCTCAGGGCGGACCATCCGCAGCGTTCGTTAAGGCTGGTACAGCGAAGGGCGTGCAGTACGCAGGCCCAATCCACTTCGGCTGGGCTGCCCGGGGCATACCCGCACGTCCGTTCATATATGAGGCATACGACAAGCGGCAGGACGAAGTCCGTGCAGCGTACGAGAAGCAACTGAACAAGATCACCGAAGATCTATCTACAAGAAGGACTTGACCATGACCGAAGACCGTGCAGAAGAGATCAGCCTAGACCTCGATGACCTTACGCTGGGCGAAGCCGAACATCTCGAAGAGTTGGTCGGCTGCTCGCTTTCGAAGATGGGCGACGCATCCGAGATCAGAATGATCAGAGCTCTCGCCACCATCACCGGGCAGCGAACAGACCCGTCGTTCACTTACGAGGACACCGCATCTATGCGGCTTTCGGAGATGGTCGCAGCGCTGACGGAGAAGAAGCCGGACCCTACCGACGGGACCTAGACAAGTCCCAGTGGCTGGCGAAGGTGTCAGTCTGCCGTGAGTTCGGGCTATCACTTGCCGAGCTAGACAGCATGCAGATGTGGAAGTACAAGGCACTGCTCGAATCAATGCAAGAGCACCCAGCAAGCAACGGAAGAAAGCCCGGCACAGTTCCGGTCATGTCCTGAGAGGACTACCCCCATGGCGTCGAAGCCCATCAAGATCAAGGTCACTGGCGATTCCAAGGACTTCCTGCAAGCCATAGGCAAGGCCGAATCTGGCCTCAAGAACTTCGGCAAGAAGGCCGGTGCTGCCATAGGCGTCGGTGTCGCAGCGCTAGCAGCAGGCGCCGTCAAGCTCGGCTCCAACATCGAAGAAGCAAAGAACACGATCACTGCGGGCACAGGACTAATCGGCGAAGACTTGCAGGCCGTGTTCGACTCAGCCGTCGACCTCAGCGAGAAAGTCCCTGAGAGCCTCAACGTTGTTGCTGGCGCAATGGCAGACGTGAACACGATGTTCGGGCAGTCCGGCGCTGAGGCCGTGACGACCGGAGAACTGTTCCTGGACGCCGCAAGAGTCATGGGCTCCGAGGACGTCTCTGGCTTGATCACGAGCGTCAGTCAGTCCATGGAACAGTTCGGCACCGACTCAAGTGTCGACGAAGTTCTCAGCGACCTGGTGACCGTGTCTCAGGCAACGGGCGCACCGCTAGAATCTCTGATGGGCTCGATGACGAAATTCGGGCCGTTGATGGCCAACGCCGGGTTCACTCTCGAAGAGACCTCTGCGTTCTTCGGCCAGCTCACTCAGGCTGGCGTCGACGTGACCAAGATCGGTCCAGGCCTGAACAAGTTCTTCCGTGGCGTCGCATCAGAAGGCGGAGACGGGCAAGAACAACTGGAACTGGTCGTGCAGTCCATGATGGACGCAGCGACCGAGACCGAAGCGCTGAACATTGCTACCGCAGCGTTCGGTGCAGAAGGCGCCCAGCGAATGACGACAGCCGTGCGATCCGGCAACGTCGACCTTGAGAATTTCAGCGGGCTGCTCGGCGAGAACGCCGGTGCCGTCGACCTGCAAGCTGATGCAACAGAGACCATGGGCGACAGACTCGCCATCATGGGGAACCTGATCCAGGCCAAGCTCATACCAGTCCTAGAAAGCCTCGTCGACTGGATCACGACAGCGTTGATCCCAGCAATCCAGAGCGTTGCCGGATGGTTCAGAGACGACCTGTTCCCGGTCATCCGCAACATCGTGAACTTCATCAAGGACCATGACTGGGTCTGGGTCGGTCTCGCTGTCATCTTAGGCGGGGGCCTGGTCCTCGCTCTCGGCGTAGTCATTCCACTGGTCTGGGCGAAGGCAGCTGCGTGGGCTGCAGCAGCTGCAGCAATGATAGTCGCCAACGCACCAGTGCTCTTGATCACGGCAGCCATAGCGCTACTTGCCGCCGGTGTCGTTTGGGCATATCAGAACGTTGACTTCTTCCGGTCTGCCGTTGACGGCATGAAGGACGCAGCCGTCGTGGCATTCCACTGGCTGAGGGACAACGTGCCGCCAATCTTCCAGAGCATCTGGAACGCGATTGAACCGGTCGTGACATTCATGTGGATCCTTGCATCGACGTGGGTTCAAGTGCAAGTCAAGATCATCAAGATCGGCGCCAAGATTGTCACTTGGTTCGTGAAGCTACCCGGCAAGATCAAGGATGCCACCATCGGCGCCTTCGACGGACTGAAGGACGCCTTCAAAGGGGCGATAAACTGGATCATCGATAAGTGGAACTCGCTCAGCTTCACGCTGCCGAAGATGTCGCTCGACGTCCCGTTAGATGGCCGGGGTGCGTATACGTTCGGCGGTCAGACGTTCGGCGTGCCGAAGATACCGAGGCTCGCCAAGGGCGGGACGCTTACCAGTCCGGGTACAGTCATGGTCGGCGAAGCTGGCCCCGAGTTCCTCAACCTGCCAGTCGGCGCAGAGGTTCGGCCGCTGGACAACGCAGGTTCATCAGGCGTCACCGTGTTCGTGTCAACAGACGCAGACCCGTACGAGATCGGTCGTGAAGTCGCTTGGGCGATAAAGACCGGCAACATCTAAGGAGCCATCGTGGCGATTACTGGAGATTGGCAAGTGGAGTTTGACGGGCTGTCTGTTGGTGGCGACACCGACTTCGGCCTGGTCGAAGTATCAGGCATGCTCGACATGCCTGGCGTGCGAACGTCAGACAAGGTGCTGCTGCGGCAACACGGCGAGCACCCGGGCGACGACTTCCTTGGTAGGCGTATCATCACGCTCGACATGGACATCTATGCGATCAACGCTGCAGACATGCAGACGAGGGTCGACGAGTTCCTTCTGGCGTTCAAGCCAGGCGCTGAACAAGCGATGACGTTCCAGCTACCTGGCGCTGCTGGCGGAGACGCCGGTAGAGTCAACGCCCGGGTCCGCAACCGCTCCGTGGCGCACGGCCTGGACATTGTCCGGGGCCTCACCCGGGCATCCGTGCAGCTCGTCGCAACCGACCCGCGGATATACGCCGATCTGGCGCAGTCCGATACGACCGGGTTACCCGTGGCCACGGGCGGGTTCGACCTTCCGATCGTGACGTTCCCATGGACCGCCACCGGTTCCGGTGGGGCACCCGGTACGGTCGCCGCCACCAACAACGGAACGTTCGAGGCTGGCGTGTCGCTGAAGCTGACTGGCCCCGTCACTGACCCTGCTGTAACGAACCAAACCAATGGCGAGTCGATGTCTTTCACGGGCACGATCGGCGCCGGGACTTACTACATCGTGAACACGACCGACCGGACAGTGCTGCTCAACGGCACCGCTTCCCGATATTCGGAGCTTGACGCTTCGTCGACCTGGTTGCAGTTGCAGCCTGGCGCCAACGAACTGAAGTTCACTGCTGACGCATTCCATGCCGACGCCTCGATGCTCGCCACGTGGCGCAGCGCATTCATCTAAGGAGCCACACCATGGCAACAACCAACCCACCAGTCTTCAATACGGCCGGGACGCACCCGGCTCAGAACGTGCGTCGTATGTTCGCTTCTCTCACCAAGGACGACGAAGGCGTCGCTGCCGCATCCGAGATGGCCGTCACCGAGAAGGCAACCGCCAACATGTCGGTGGATATCTCTGCGGGCCGTGCATGGATCAAGGGCACCGAGGACTCCTTCCAAGGCACCTACTTCGTCGAATCACAGAGCGTCACGAACGTCGCCGTCACGGCATCCGATGCCACCAACCCGCGCATCGACCTCGTCGTTGCGATGGTCGAGGACACCGACTACTCGACCGTGACCGACGTGTGGACACTCGAAGTAGTTGCGGGCACGCCTGCATCTTCTCCGTCGGCTCCGTCTCAGCCTGCGAGCTCGCTGCTCTTGGCGACCGTCGAGGTCGCCGCCCTGGCAACAACGATCGTCACCGCCAACATCACGCAGAGCACTCCCGTGCTGTCCTCTGGGACGATCACTCTGGCTGGCGACGCAACCGGCTCCGGCGCAATCAACTTCTCGACCGGCGACGCAACCGTGACGGCCGTAGTTGCCGATGACTCGCATAGTCACGGCACATCTACCGTCGCTGCGCTTGACGCTGGCGATACCACTACCGGAACGTTCGGCGCTGCCCGAATCCCCAACCTCGACGGTTCGAAGATCACATCGGGAACTGTCGCTGCAGCACGCATCGACAACATCTCAGGTGCGAAGATCACATCGGGCACTGTCGCTGCAGCGTACGTCGACAACCTCTCAGGTGCGAAGATCACATCGGGCCTTGTCTCGTACAACTACATCTCAGACTTCCCCGGCTCGAAGATCACATCGGGCACTGTCGCTGCTGCGTACATGGATGACATCTCAGGTGCGAAGGTCACGTCGGGAACTGTCGCCGACGCACGCATCGCATCAACGATCACCCGGGACACCGAAGCTGCCGCAGCGTACTACGCTGGGTCCGCTGGTGGCACCGGCCGCAAGATCACACCGTCGACGTCTGCCCCATCGGGCGGCTCAGCCGGTGACATCTGGCTGAAGTACTAGGAGCATCATGCCAATCTACACAAACGTAGCCGGGACATGGGAAGAAGTCGTGTCACCTGGACTTACAACCAACGTCGGCGGAACATGGACCGACGTCACCAACGGCTATGTGAACGTCGCCGGAACCTGGCAAGAGTTCTACACGAAGTCCGACCCAGTGGTCTACACGTTCGTGCCAGTGTCAGTCGAGTCATCGACCGGCTTCGGTACGACATGGGCGGCATCTGGCGCCAAGGTCGGATCATGGGACTTCGGTGACCGTGTCACTTACTACGACTTCATCACGTCAACCGACTCAGGCACCGGCCTCACCCTGGCGCAAGCCTTGGCGATCCGGCCAGTGGTCACCGACACGACGCTGAAGCTGTACCGAGAGATAGGCGGCAATGGCACCATGCCATCCGGTGACTCCTGGTACTTCGGTGCGAACCTTGGTGGCTACGGATCCGGCACCGGCACCTGCGACGCAACAGGCCGGAAGACCCGATCGATGAATTTCAGTTGGGTCACCGAGACTTTCCACACGTTCACGTCGATGGAAGCACTGACGCCATACTTGGACGACAACGAGCTGGCTATCACGAACAACTTGACCCCGGTGACATCCGCTGGCGGGCAAGACGACTCGTATTCAGTCCTGTCGTCCACACTTGCCGATACTGTACTGACCGTCACCCTTGACTACGTCTAGAAGGAGCCACCGTGGCTGATTACCGAATGTTGTACGCAGCGACGTCGTCCGGGTCTATCCATGGCGAACTGCCCGTGACGTCGTTCACGTTCAGCAGCTCGCTGAATGGCGCCGGGTCTCTGTCAGCGACAATTCCGTTGGACACCGACACGGCCGTGACGTTGCCTAGCTCCGTTGCACGCCCCGAGATCACGGCAGCGAACTTCGCAACCGATGGGCGCACCATGGTGTTCGTTGAACGAGACGGCGCCATCGTTTGGGGCGGCATCGTTTGGGGATACACGGCTGACATCGAGAAGGGTTCAGCGAAGATATCGGCGACTGGGTTCCTCGGCTACTTCAACCGTCGACTGATCACGGCTACCGCAACCTACGCTGCGACGGAGCAGACCGCGATTGCGTGGGGCCTGATCAACACTGCGCAGACAGCGTCGACTATCGGCGTTGTCGATAACTCGACTGCGACCGGGACGACCCGTGACCGGACCTACAGCGCCGACTACTCGAAACCCGTCGGCGAAGCGTTGGAAGACTTGACGAACCTAGACGGCGGCTTCGACATGGAGATCCGCTCTTACTGGTCTTCGGGTTCGATCGTCAAGTCTTTCGAAACGTCGTTCCCTCAGACCGGAAGGTCAACAGGGATCGTCCTAGACATCGCATCGAACCTGGCGAACGTGTCGGTCACGAACAACGGCACTGCAGTCAACACGTTGGCGTGGGCATCCGGCGACACCGAGACCGCAACCCAGTCGACGGCCAACGCCACGCTGGAACTGTCAGTGCCACGCCTGGAATCCATCGAGGCGCACCCATCTGTTTCAGAGACGGCAACACTGACCGCCCACTCCGAGCAGCTGTCACAACGTGGATCTCTGCCAGTGGTCGCACTGACCGTGGCAGTCGCATCGGGACGTACACCGCACGTCGGCTCATTCAAGAACGGCGACATCGTCGCTGTCCGTGGATCCGTCGGATGGCTCGACATAGCCGGAAGCTACCGCATCGCCTCGTATTCTGTGGCAGTCGACAGCAACGGCACTGAGTCTCTGTCCATGGGGCTCGCATCGCAAGGAGCATTCTGATGACAGACCCAATCCACCAACCCAACCTCGTGCACGAACTTGCCAGCATCCTGAAGAGGATCACCGGCGTCGAGCGTGGCCTGTCAGCCGTGCCATCTGGCGCATCGAGCCCTTCGGCGTCGACGACCGTGGCGGGCATCTCTGAGCTACTCACCGTCGCCGAGCTAGACACCGGCACCGACACGACCCGCACCGCTACCGCAGCTGCAATCGAAGGCTCAGCCCGGTCAACGAAACTGGACGCCATCGAATCAGCGGCAACAAAGGATCAGACAACTGCGGAGATACTTGCAGCTGTAGAGATCGGATTCTCAGCCGGGTCGGCGGCAGCGCCATCCGTCACGTTCTCGGCCGACAACAACACCGGCATGTACAACGCCACCGCCAACAGCATCGGCTTCTCGACCGGAGCCTCTGTGCGCCGTACGATCTCGGGCACGACCGAGACGACGACGTTGCCTCAGCGGGCAGCGTCAGCGGCAGCGTCCGCCCCCGCCTACTCGTTCACGTCCGACACCGACACCGGCATGTACTTGAACGGTGCAGGCAACCTGGCGTTCTCGGTTGGCAACGGCACCCGCCGAACGATCACTGCCACCTCCGAGACATTCACGATGAAGAACCAAGGACCGAACGGGTCTGTCACGGCCCCAACCTACGGGTTCTCCAGCGACACTGATTGCGGCATGTACCTGAAAACCACCGGCGAAGTAAGCCTCACTGCCGCTGGCGGCGAAGGACTGCGTGTAACTGCCAGCAACGTCCAAATGTTCGAGCCGACCTATGTGGTCACGGACGGCAGCAGCGCCCTGAACCTACGGCAATCGGTCGCCACGTCGCCCGTGACCGCTGCATCGACATACATCGCCTTCCAGAACTCCGCCGGTTCCCGGATGGGATACGTGGGGCTGGTCTCCGGCGACACTTACGTGAACAACGACACCGGTAACGCATGGATCAGGATTCTTGACACCGGACGAATCGATCTAGGCAAGTCCGCCAACACGGTCACGCACTACATCTACGGCACCGACTGGCGCATGCCCAACATCACGACGACCGCTACCGCAGCCAACTGCAACATCGGCGGATCCGGCCGGTTCAAAGAAGTCACCTCGAAGGGCGAGTTCAAGACTGACCGTGCCGTCATCGAGCTCGAAGAAGCCAAGAAACTGTTCGACGTGGACCCGATCACGTGGCGTTCGGTAACCGACGGAGACATCGACGACCCGGACACTTCGGACCGTCGCTTCGCAGGTTGGGTCGCCGAGAACTTTGACGAGGCTGGACTGACCGACGTTGTCACCTACCGTGACGGCGCCCCGTGGTCCATCATGTACGACCGGGTCCCGGCCCTGATGATGGTCCTGATCGAGCGCATGTGGAACGAACTGTTCCCAGCTGAGCAGCGCCCATTCCCGAACACACCGGACCGTACTGGTCCACCAACGCAAGCAACCTAAGGAACCCGTGATGAACCCAGACCCAACCCGAATCCTAGAAGTCGTCCAAGAGCTCGACCCTGTCGTGCTTGAACGTGCCGTGCTGCGTGTCCTCAACGAGATGCAAGCTAAAGAGATCGAAGAGCTGAAGGCGGCAGCTGCCAGTGACGACTGACAGCACGACCAAGAAGAAGGAAACATCAATGGCACCGAGAGAAGTAACCGACGATCACGACAACATCGCAACTGTCGCATCCAGGCTTGCGGTACTTGACACCATCGTGTCAGAACGGCAGAAGCTCATGGACCTGCGCTTCGTGACGCTTACCGCTGGCGTCGAGCAGCTCCGCATCGGGCAACTACGACAGACCCGCATGCTGATGACGATCCTTGTGGCGGTCATCGGCGCAGCGGTATCGATCGCAGTTGCACTAATCTGAGATTCTTTCGGGGCGACGTTGGTTTCTGCTCGCATGACCCGTACATTGATCTTTGTCAGCGGGAAACAGTTCCCGCCACCAAGGCCTAGGAGGCCCCCATGTCCGACTCACCAGCGTTCCCGTCCAACCCAGTCCGCCTGTCACGGCTGACCAAGAACGGCGCTGTGCTCGGCTACGGAGACCACAAGGTCTCGATGGTGCCTGGCGGCGCCACGGTCGTGCACTACCCGAACGGCGACAACTGCGCTGTCGAGTCGGTCATGGATGCTCGCTGGGCGATCACGCTGGACGTGTGGATGGAGATGAACTTCTGATCGTAGGACCGCTACCTTGGTTTACAGGAACACCACCGTGTAAACCGAGGTAGCGGCACCCCAGCGTAAGGGCTGGCGAGGGTTCACGACCCAGTGCCGCACGCAAGCAATGGCCCAACCGGGCCGACAACAAGGAGCAACACCGTGAAACCATCAATCAGCAAAGAGGACCAGCGCACACTTCGTCGCATCCGAAGAGAAGGCAAGGTCGCCGACATGGCAGACGGCCGACGAGAACGTGCAGCCGTGTTCGCCTCACCGAAAGACTACCGGCGCAAGCCCAAGCACCCAGTCGACTACCAGGACATGGCATGAAGCCCGCAGCGAGAGACAACGCTGGCAAGCCCGAGATGAGCCAGATCCTCTGGATGGCTCGTGGCCTTGAGCAGCTCGCCATCCATATGGCAGTCGGGCGAGACAAGTACCCGGACGACGAAGAAACAGGACTACCCAACTTCATGCTCGGCGGCAAACCCGACCAGGAATACACCGACGCTGCTGTCCGGCATCTGACCAAGTTCATCGGCGGACAAGAACTAGACGAGGAGTCCGGCACCGAACATCTCAGCGCTGCGGTCTGGAACCTTCTCGCATTGCAATCCCTCAACCGAGGACAGCGCACAACCATGGAGCACCAGCAATGAGCATCGAAACAATCAAGGCCATCATCAGGCGGGAGCCAGTCATGGTTCGTGCTGCAGTGACAGCCATAGTCATGGCGATAGCCAACGTCGTCGGCGTATCGGGCACGGAGCTCGTCGAGTTCGCAACAGGGCTCGACGTCGACGGAATAATCCTGGCAGTCATCGGCGTCATCGGCGTCGCAACATCTGCAAGACGCAACGTCACCCCAGCGTGACCCCAACAACTCAACCAACCAAGGAGCAACAACCATGCCGATGATCAAGTACATCGACCCAACCAACCCGCACGCCATCGTCGGGGCATCCGACCAGGCCGTCGTGACGTTCCCCTCCGGGTCCGTCGTCTACGGACCGAAAGCACCGAGGCCAAAACGTCTCCGCAAGAACGAGACGATCTCGGAAGGTGAGCTCCACGAAGACGACCGTCTTTCACGGCCACGCAAAGCGATCGTGACCAACGACGCACCCGTGCCTGCACCAGCCAAGAAGGCTCCGGCCAAGAAGGCTCCGGCCAAGAAGGCACCGGCACGGCGCAAGACAGCCAAGTAACCCGGCCGACCGGCGTCTCAACCACGACCGGCTTCCACCTGGCAGCGGAGTCGACCATGTCGATCCATCTACCAGCTGGCGTGGCGGTATACGCCATCGCCGGAACTGCCAGCAACACTCTGAAGGTCCTGGAAATACGCCGCTAACTATGCCGATCGGCCCGTCTGCCTACCCTGGCGGGCGGGCCTTTCGTCGTCTGTCTGGGGATAACTCTGGTTTGGGCGTGCTGTTTTCGTCACTCAAAAGAGCACGATCGTGCTGAAAAGAGCACGGACGGTCGGCGGCTGACCCCCGGAGGGTCACCACTCGACGTGTGGAAAGGGCTGAGACGTCACTCACAGGGGTCACACGACCACTCAGAGCGGTCAATCGTGTCAAAAGTGACGGTTTAGAGCACTTCTACATCGTTCCCCCCAGAAGTTCCTCCTATATGTGCAGTCAACCTGGAAAGTGCTCTTTTACAGCACTCCGTCACTCCGCCCCTCCCAGACTGTGGACAACTTCTCCGAGATTGTTTCGGTGCGACGTTGGTTTCTGCTCGCATGACCCGTACATTGAGGTACATGAACAACACCGAGATCACCCAGCGAGAAGAAGTCAAGATGATGAAGGCGCAGGCCATCTACCGTGCAGCGACCTCAGATGATGAGCGCAGCGCGCTGGTCGAAGTCTGGGGGACGCAGATCCTCGAAGGCTGAACGCGAAGCAGCGGCACTCCAGCGCAGGCTGGCGGGGATCAGATCCCGGTGTCGCACTAAGGCAAGGACCCAACCGGGTCACGAACGAGGAGCAGGGCGTTACATGCACAAGGTTGGCTGCACGATCGTTGCGGTAGCAGTGTTCGCTGCTGCGTCTGTTGTTGGCGTCGGTGACGCTGCTGCAGCTGCTGAGCCTACCAGTATCGTCGGCACGGCCAACGAGCTACACGACGACGTTGAGGCCCGGGTCGATGCGACTCCTGCTGGCGACCATCTGAGGATCTCGATCTTCGTCTACCGCAACGCCGAGATCCATCGGGCGCTGATCGACGCTCTCGGGCGGGGCGTCGCCGTCACGCTACGCACCGAGGCCCGGCAAGTGACGTGGCTGTCTGGGCGGTACCTCGACGAGCTGCGTGCCAACGGCGCCGCCGTCACCGTGTGCGACAGTTCGTGCTCAGGGACGTTCATCAACCACCAGAAGGTGATCGCTGCAGATGACTGGGCGCTCGTGTCGTCCGGCAACTGGGGCCCCGGCTCGACCCTGTTCGAGGGCGCCATGTTGATCCGTAGGGCCGATGCCCCACGTACGCACGCTGCGATCGTTGCTGCCGTGACGTCCAACGATGACCGGTACACGGCAGCCTACGATGGCGGATACGGCATGATGGTGCCCGGGGCGAGTGGCCTCGACTTCTACGGCCGTCGGGTTGCGAAGATGTCTGGCCCCGACTGCGTGATCCAGCTGGCCTTCGGGCACATGAAGCCGGGGCGCATAACCCGGGCGTTTATCTCTGAGCTTCGCCAAGCTGCGAAGCGTGGCTGCAAGGTCGACCTGGTTTGGTCCGGTACGTACCGGGCCCGCCTACACGATTGGATCAAGGCACCGGCTACGGCTACCGAAACGAAGTTCGAGGCGGAGCACCAATCCAACGTGCACGCTAAGTTCCTGGCGTTCTCCGGGACCTACAACGGCCGCCAGGGCAAGACGCTGGTGATCACCGGCTCAACGAACATGGTCGGGCGGTCGTTCACCACGAACGACGAGATGTCAGTGCAGTCACGGCACGCATCCGACTTCGTCGCCTACTCAAAGTTCCATGGCATCATCGATGGCTCGCAGTCCGGGACGCACCGATGAACTTCTCCGAGATTCTTTCGGTGCGACGTTGGTTTCTGCTCGCATGACCCGTACATTGAGGTACATGAACAACACCGAGATCACCACAACACCAGTCACCGAGCTCAAGGTGGGCGACAGGTTCGTTGCCCCAAACGGCGTAGTCCACACCGCCACAGAAGTCGACCTCGACGACAAGCGCTTCGTATACGTCGCATGGCGATCTCGATGCACGTACCTCCGGAAATTCCACTCCGACGAGACGGTCGAGGTTGTCCGATGAACAACACCGAGAGCAAGGACCCAACCGGGTCGACAAACACAAGGAGCAACGAAGTGAACGCATCTAAGGCTACGACCAAGGCAACGATCGATGCGATCAACGCCCGCAACATTCAGAACTACCAAAACTCAGAGCATGACGCCGACTATGAGACGTGGTTCGATTGTGGCTACGCAGCGTTCCGTGAGTCCGTTGGCGCTAACGCTCCACGTCGTGCATGCACGCCGACCGAGGAACGCACCTACGATGCGTGGGCGGACGGTCCCGGCTGGGGAATGTTCCTGGAGTGCGAGGACCCGAAGGCGCTCACGGCGGCCGACTTCGATCTCTGAAGCAAGCAGCGGCATCCAGCGCAGGCTGGCGAGGGTTCGAGACCCGATGTCGCACGAAGGCAAGGACCCGACCGGGTCAACGAACAAGGAGCAGCAACAATGAGCAACAACAATTCAAGGATCAAGGCAGTGGCAGTGGCGGCAGCGCTGGTGATGGTAGTCGGGGCTTGCGCCTCGACTCGATCGGGGCCCAGTGTCCCGGAGGAAACTGAGGCTGGTCTTCGGGCTCACTTCGCAACTGCGATCGCCGCCGTCGCTGATCGAGACTTCGGCTGGCTGGCTGCGCACGACGGATGCGCCGGGTCCACCGGGGCGGACATCGCAGGAGACTTCGCAATGGTCGAGGCATTCACTGGCCTCAAGCTCGACGACATCGCTGGAGACCTGGTGGTAGAGGTCATCGACTTCAACCTTGGCGCCACGTCGTTCGTGTCCACGTCGTTCGTGGAAGGCTCAGAGGCTGCTGAGATGTGGGGCAACTTCGGCAGCGAAGGTGACACTGAAAGCCTCCGCTTCGTGGATGGCGATTGGCAAACGCTCGACACAGACTGCGGTGCATGATGCTCGCAGCCATCGCAGTGATCGCAGTGATCGTCATCGGAACCATCGTCCTGGAGCGGTGGGAACGATGAAGTGCTTGCCGGGATCACATCCACCTCTCGTACGGTGGGGCAAGTCCATGTCCGCCATGGGCATCGGCAAGAACGGCTTCGGTGTCGAGAAGGAGTACGCCCAGTTCTACGCTGTACAGGGCGTGCAGCAGAACAGGACCCGCCGAAACGCAAGGTGAGACAGGAGCGGCACCCCGGTGAAAGACCGGCGAGGGTTCACGACCCGGTGTCGCACGAAGGCAAGGACCCGACCGGGTCACCGAGACAAGGAGCAACAGCATGACCAAGTTCCAGATCCAGACCAGCAGCAGCCGCACGTTCGAGCTGCCCGACTACGACATCGCCGACGGCCCGAGCTTCATGCCGGTCGACTGCATGTTCGATGACCCAGAGGAAACCTGATGGGCGGCAACGTGAACGTGTCAACGAACTACGTCAACGGAACGAGGCGCTGCAGCAACTGCACCGACTGGCTGCCGTGGGCTTCGTTCAATAAGAACGCATCGAATACGTCTGGCCTGCAGGGCAACTGCCGGACATGCAACACTGCCAACTTCCGTGACCGTGGAGCTCGCCGTGCTGCGATGGAGACATGGGAACGACATGTCGAGGTTTGGGAATGGAACAAGGCCCGTGACCGTGGCGGCATGCAACCGTGCCGCAAGGGCGGAGGCTCATGCCCACTGCAAGCGTTCAGCCTTGACTCGCACCGACCGTCGGGCGTGCAGCAGTCGTGCGCTATTCATTCGCTGAGCAGCAACCGGAAGCTGTACGAATCCATCGACCGACACGCCGACCCGACGTGCTCCGGTTGCGACCGGCAGATGTCCGAGATCGTTTGGGCCGGTGAGAAGATCCACGTCGACCATCTCGTGCCGCTGGCACGTGGCGGAAAGGACGTCGCCGAGAACCTGGCGCTGAAGTGCGCCCGCTGCAACATGGTCAAAGGAAAGCGGACCGAGGAAGAGTTCGCCGTGCTGACCGAGGAACACGATCAGCTCATTCGGCTCTTGGCCGAACGAGCTGACCGAGGAACGCGATCAGACGTGTGGTACAATGGAGTCATGACTTTCACCGACAGGCTCATCGGCTGGCTGACATGCTCGAACCGGGCGGTCATCCGTGACAACGCTTTGAGGGCTGCACGGTGGGAAGACGAGGCGGCAAGCCGCCGACCTCGTGACGACAACAAGGACAAGGAGCAAGGACAATGACGAACATCCAAGGACGTGTCGCCCGATGCCATTGCGGCAAGACGGCGCCATCGAGATTCGATCTGCCATTCTTCATGGCGGCAGCCGACGCCGAGCGCTCGTGCTCAGGCTGCGGGTACTGGAACGCTGCGCATGAGCGTGGCCACCGGGACACTGTCGACCACGTATTCGATGCGCTGCCCGCAGCAGCCGTAGACGTGTGGTATTGCGGCCACAACGGATGGGACTGAGCATGCACATCCGAGAGGTCGTCGGGGCGGCACTGATCGTCACTGCGGTCGTCCTGTTCTTCATCTGGCGGTCGCACGCAATCGCGGTCCCGACATGACCAACCCAACCAACCAAAGGAGCAACACCATGAACTACCCCGAGAACCGGTTCGGCTACATCCCGACCCGGGCAGACGACAGGCACGTGCCGAAAGCTGACCAGGCCCTGCTCGCAAGAGCTCAGTCTGAAGTCGTCCGGCTCCGTGCCGAGATCCTGACGCTGAACTTGGCGCTTGCTGCGCTCAAGAAAGTGAACCGGATCCTCGGCGAAGAAGCCGCAGAGGAAGACGAGACCGGGGGGGACGGTTGGCATGGCCGTGACCACTGAAGGTGAACGTGCCATCTTGGCCATTGCGGCAGTCGCAGCGGTCTACGACTGCTGGGCGATCGCCGGTGACCGAGAGACCATCTCGGCAGCCGTGTACCGCCGGAGAGCATGGGTCCGCCCGTTGTTCCTCTTCCTGGCGTTGCACTTCGAGCGGGTCATTCCGACCCGGCTCGATCCGCTACGGAGATGGTGGCGATGAACGAAGACAAGCAAGATCCGAAGCCTAAACCTAGGAGTAACCCAATGAATACGACGAAGAAGACAGCACCAGTGAGGTCCAATGCAGAGAAGGCAGCGTCGGCACGGAAGCTCGATGCCGAGGCGGCACTGTTCGAAGCGCAAGCTATCGAAGCCTCCGCCATGGCGACCGTTGCGACGATCCTTGCCAGCAAAGCTGAGGCCGACGACGCCAACCGTAGGTCTGCGGACAAGCACAACAACATCTACCGGTTCGATGGCGAAGTGTCGTCGGCGTCGGTTGGTGCATGCATGATCGCACTTACCCAATGGAGCAGACGGGACCCTGGCTGCGACATCGAGATCATCTTCTCGTCCGGTGGAGGTTCAGTGGTCGACGGGTTCATCCTCTTCGACTTCATCCGCGACCTATCCGATCTCGGTCACCACATCACGACCGGTGTCTCGGGCATGGCTGCGTCCATGGCGGGCATCTTGGTGCAGGCCGGTGACACTCGCTGGGCCGGTGCCGAGAGCTGGACGATGATTCATCGTGCCGCTTTCGGTATGCAAGGCAAGACGTACGAGAACGAGGATCGTGTCGAATGGATCCGTCGAGTTGAGGCTCGCATCATCGACATCTTCGTTGCACGTACATCGATGACGGTCGAGATCATCAAGGAGTCGTGGGACCGTCGCGACTGGTGGCTGTCGTCCGAAGAGGCCCTTGAGTTCGGTCTCGTCGACGAAGTCCGTGGTCGTCTCCCCAACGGCAAGAGCAAGAGCAAGAGCAAGAAGCGTCGCAAGGCGTGACATGCAGCGTTGCCAACGTCGCCGGAGAAAGATCTTCGGCGGCGTTGGTTTCGGGCAACGAGCCCAGTACATTGAACATGAAGCAACCAAGGAGATAGACATGGATCATCCGCAAGCACTGAGCAACTGGACACGGTCGAGGTGCATCAAGCTCGATGGCCTCGCTGAACTCAGCGAAGGCATGGAGATTACGGTGCGCGGCGAACGTGGCCGGTTCAGCTTCATCGAGCACGTCGTGTCGCCTCGTGGCGATTGGGTCACGTGCTACGGGCCGGTAACGGGCGGATACGGCCGGTCACAGATCCGGTCATTCGACCCGACCAGGATCAAGACAGTCCACCGCAACCAGAAAGCACGCAAAGCCAACAACCAAGGAGCAACGACATGACAGCACCGAAAGTACAGACGTTCAAGAAAGCGGGCAGCCGCTTCTACATCAACCCGAATGACGACCGGCAAGCGCCTGGCGTGACCAGCGTCCTGAACATGATCCCGAAGGAGTTCTTGAAGTTCTGGGCGGCGAAAGTCGTAGCGGAGCATGCAGTCGAGAACGCCGGGGCACTCGTGCAGCTGGCGCTAAACGACAAGGTCGGTGCCATCGACTGGCTGAAGCGCGCACCGATGCGTTCGACCAGTGGCTCCGCCAACGTCGGCACCGAAGTGCACGAGCTGTACGAACGCATCGCCAAGGGCGAAGACATCGGCCGTGTGCACCCGGACCTGCAGCCGTTCGTGGAGAACTTCCACGAGTGGATCGAAGAGTTCTCACCGAACTTCCTGTTCCTTGAGGACACGGTGTGGTCAGACGATCCGCTTTACGCCGGTTCGTTCGACTGGATCGCTGAGATCAACGGGCAGACCGTGATGGGTGACAACAAGACGACGAAGTCGGGCGTGCATGCCGAAGTTGCTTTGCAGCTGAACGCATACGCTGCTGCTGATTCGATCATACTGCCAGACGGGACGCTGGTGGACATGCCAACCATCGAAGGTTGCGCAGTGTTCCATTCACGCCCTGAAGGCTGGTCGTTCGTGCCCATCAAGCTTGACGTGGAGCTCATGGACGTGTTCCGTGCTCTGAGCACGGTCCTCGACTGGGAGAAGAACCTCAAGAAGGGCGTTGTCGGTTCGGCGATCTCGCACGGCGAGAGGCCCGTGTCGAGCGAGTAAGGCAAGGCAAGGCAAGGCAAGGCAAGTACCTCGTCGGCAGCGTCCGCTGTCGGCAGTTCAACCAAGGAGTTCAGGAAAATGATCAACATCTTCGAAGTAAACAGTGAAGACGTCCGCAAGCCAGCAGATGACTTCATCGGAACGATGCGGTCGGGCATGCAGCTCAACGGCCGTCCGATGTCGTTGCCGACCTGGCGGTTCACTTCGCCGGAACGTGGCGTCATGGAGACCGTCGCCAACTCGTACGGCGGCGAGGTCGAGGAATGGGAGACCCAAAGCCCTGAAGGCTTGCAGGTGATCACCGAGGTCGACAAGCTCGACGTGATCCTCGTGGGCATCAAGGCCAACATGGTTCTGTGGGGACGCAACGGCAAGATCCGGGAGTGCGACGGCATCGTGCAGAAGGCTGACGACTCGGGGAACTGCGCTGACTGCGCATGCCCGTCGACGTTGCCGGAGCGCAAAGCTGCCGCCAAGCAAGGCACCGGATGCGAACCATCAGTCGGTCTGTTCTTCCGGCTCGACACACCGAACCTCGTCAACGAGGGGATCTTCCGGTTCTACTCGTCTGCATGGGGCTTCGCCAAGGACATCAACGACGTCGAAGCTCGCTTCGGCAAGGTTGACGGCGACGCTCATGCGACGATCGTGAAGGAGCTCGTGGAGTTCACGAACGCCGCCGGTGAGAGCATCTCGTACATGAAGCCGGTTGTCACCATCGGCGAAGCCGTCGTCGACGAGACTGGCGCCTTCTAATGGTCGCGCCGTTCCTGTACGTCGCAGCGGGAGTCGTGGCAACGTTTGCCGCTTTCTTCTCGCTCGGCGTGACAAGGATACGGCGTGAGCTTCGTGCAACGGAGGGCCTCGAAGATGAGGTCCTCCGTTCACCGGTCCTGGAAGTGCCAGGACTGGAAGAGGCTTCGCTGGAATGGCACGCAACCGAGCCGGAACGAATGTCTGCGATCGTCGGCGATACGCCGATGTTCATGGCGTACGCCGAAGTGCTGCACGAGTCGGTCGATGACATCCTCGACTTCGAGTACGAGCACAACGAAGACGCCATCGTTGGCGGCTGGGTTGCTGCCGTGTCCATGCTCACCGCATGGAACTCGTACAAGGGCGTCATCGCTCCGATGCTGCAAGAGAAGGACCTTGGACGTGTCGTCAACCTGTTCGATGCCCTCGTGCTCGGTGCAACGCAGCCGTTCATGTTCGAAGCTGCTGCTGCCGCTGGCGTTGAAGCCATCGACCCGGTGGACCGTGTCTCGAACATGATCCAGCTAGTCAACGAGATACACGACATCGAAGGCCAAGCATGGGGAGAAGAGGACTGATGGCGAATGCGAACAAGGCCAAGGGAACAAGGTGGGAATCGGCTATCGTCAACCACCTCGTGGCCCTTGGTCTCGGCGCCTTGAGGAAGGTGCAACGTGGCCGTGCTGACCAAGGAGACATCGAAATTCGTGAGATGCCCGACCTTGTCATCCAGGCCAAAGACCATGGACATATGCGGCTGCCCGAGTGGATCGACGCAGTCGCTGAGCAAGGGCTTGCAGCTGGGGCACCTATCGGTGTCGTTGTTGCGAAGCGCAGAAACAAGAACGTCGGCGAAGCGTTCGTCGTGTTGGATCTCGACACGTTCGCCGGTATCATCAACGAAGTGATCGAAGGCCGTGCGGCAATCGATGGACAAGGAGACAGGACATGAAGAAGCTGAATGAGTGGATCGGGCAGTTCGATGCAGTGGCGCGGGAGCACGACGGCTATGTCGTGCCGTGCCCGGCCCACAACGACACCGACCCGTCGCTGCGAGTAGCAGTCGATGGCGACGCCATGCTGCTGCACTGCCGTGCTGGCTGCTCGAAGACCGCAGTGCTGAAGGCGCTCAAGATGACAGCGGCGGACCTGTTCGGCTGGGACCCGACCGGCGAGGTAGAAGTAGCCTCAGGTGGCGACGCCACTCCGTCTCTGGAACAGTTCACTGCATTGTTCGAGTATGTGGCCACGGCTGCCGCTGCCCTACCGGGCTCGTCTGCTGCTGCCTACATCGAAGACCGCTTCGGCATGTCGACAGCTGACGCTGCTGACCTGTCGCTCGGCTTCGATGACGGCATCGGCTGGGAAGCCACGCTCGGCAAGTTCTCTGACGCCGACCGGCTGACGGTGCCGTTCCTCGGCTTCGATGGCGTGCCACGTGGCTTACAGGGACGTGCACTGGGCGAGTCTTCTGTGCGCTGGTGCGGACTGCGGAACCCGCAAGGGTCCTCGTGGGCGACGCTCGCTGTCATGGACCCACAGACAGGCCTCGACTATGTCCTGGTCACTGAGGGGCCATCTGACGCCCTTACAGCATACGCTGCCGGGTTCGCTGCTATCGCTGTCCGTGGCGCTTCGCTGGGACGCAACGATGCCCTGAAGCGCACGTTGGCTGCTGGCCTCCGTGGCAAGAAGGTCATCGTCTGTGGCGACAACGATCGTGCTGGCATCGACTTCGGTCGTTCGCTGTCCGCTGCGCTGGCTGGCGAAGGCATCGATGTTGCCGTCATGTCGCTGCCGGAAGGCATCGGCGACCTGAACGAGTGGTTCACGTCGGATCGTGAAAGCTTCGCAACAGGGCTCGCTGGCGCTGTCCGCAACGCCAAGCAAGCCGCAATCGACCACGTCGCAGTGGACGACGATACGGATGAAGCGGAGCCCAAGTTCCAGTTCACTGACCTTGGCAACTCCCGACGTTTGCGCCATCACCTTGGTGGCCTGGTACGGTTCGTGCCCGAGATCGGGTTCCTTCTGTGGACCGGCAAGGTGTGGGCGTTCGATACGCACGACCGTGTGCGGACCGCAGCCCACGAGGTAGTCGAAGCTATCCTCGACTCCGGGTTCAAGCTCGAAGAGGAGGGCGACGTCGACGCTGGCGCAGTCATCTCTTGGGGCAAGCGCTCGCAGTCGACAAGGGCACTCGACTCGATGATCAGAGAATGCCAGGCCCTTCCAGGTGTGGCAATGCACGTCGACCAACTCGACGGAGACTACGACTTGCTCGCTGTCGCCAACGGCGTCGTGAACCTCCGCACTGGACTTCTGGGACCGCACGACCCTGAGCTATTCATCTCGAAGATCATCGACGTCAACTACAGGCCGGAAGCGAAGGCCAACAGATGGGTCGGCTTCCTCGAAGAGATCTTCCCGGACATGCCAGGCATGCCGAGCTACATGCAACGGCTCATCGGCTACGGAATCACCGGCCACACGTCCGAGCAATGCTTCGCCGTCATGTACGGGCGTGGCGCCAACGGAAAGAGCGTCTTCAACGACACACTGTCAAGGCTCTTCGCCGATGTCACGACAACGACCCCGTTCTCGACGTTCGAGTCGAAGCCAGGTGGCGGAGGCATCCCCAACGACGTCGCAGCACTCATGGGCGCACGCCTCGTCGTTGCGTCAGAAGGGGACGCAGCTGCACCAATGAACGAGTCGACGATCAAGCGACTGACCGGCTCCGACCTCGTGACGGCACGCTTCATGCGCAAAGAGTTCTTCTCGTTCAGGCCGACGTTCCTGATCCTGCTGGCCACGAACCACAAGCCACGGTTCCGTGGTGCCGATGAGGGTCTGTGGCGCCGTGTGAAGCTAATCCCGTTCAAACGGTACTTCGAAGAAGAGGACCGTGACCACTACTTGACCGACAAGCTCATCGCCGAGTCCGAAGGGATTCTGGCATGGGCGGTTGCTGGCGCAGTTGACTGGTCACGTGACGGCCTACAGGACCCCGACAGTGTCGTGAACGCCACCGCAGACTACAGGGGCACCTCCGACGCTCTCGGCGGGTTCTACCCCGGCATGATCACCGATAGTCCTGGTGGCCGTGCCACTGCACTTGAGGTCTACCGGGCCTACTTGGAGTGGTGCGATGAACAGCTGACGCCGGAGAAGCTCCGTTGGTCAAAGATCGCTCTTGCAGGCGCCCTAGAAGAGCGGGGCATCATGCGTAAGCGCACCAACTCAGGGCAAGTCTGGACCGACATAGCGGTCGGGGCAGTCCCGTCAGACAGTGCTGAATCGCTGCCTGAGCCCGCTACACTGGACATCGAACCCGGCCCAACCGGACTTTCCTTGGAGGACCTGCGATGACCGAGCGAACTGAAGAACTGAAAGCACCGTTCGGTGCCACCGTGTGCCCAGTGCGAACACCAGATGACGCTGCTGCGTTCACAGAGTGGTTCCGTGACCGGAACCTGGTCGCAGTTGACACCGAGACGTCAGGGTTGGACGTGTTCTGCGACGGATGGTCGTTGAGGCTCGTGCAGATCGGCGACGCCAATACGGCATGGGTCTTCGAGGCCGGGGGACGCTTCGACCGGCTCTGGAAGGACTCGCTGCACTCCGGTGTCGGCCTAATCTTCCACAACGCACCGTTCGACCTGCTCTCGATGGGCATGCTTGAGCTGTTCCCGTTCGCTTTCGACACGGCGATGCTGTCGCACCTCGTGGACCCTTCAAAACGGCATGGCCTCAAGTCGTTGTGTGCCGAGCTGCTCGGGGCGGACTCAACCGACGGCGAGAAAGCGTTGGTGGCCCACTTCCGGGACAAGGGCTGGACCAAGAACACCGGCTGGGCCCAAGTCGACATTCGGCAGCCCGACTATGTGCGATACGCCGGTCTGGACGCCGTGCTGACATTCCGTCTGTTCGAAGAGCTGAAACCGACCGTGATCGAGCGTGGCATGGGTAGGCTGTTGGAGTTCGAACGCCAACTGGCGCATCTGATGGCCAAGCTGACCTCTAAGGGCATGCTCGTCGACAAGCGATACGCCACGGAGCTCGGTAAGAGCCTCGAAGCTGACGCCCAAGCCGCAGAGGACATCGCCGTAAAGCTGGGCGTCACGAATCCTCGCTCAGGCAAGCAACTCCGTGAGGCGCTGCTGCTGGCTGGCGTGAAGCTGACCAAGAAGACGCCAGGAGGCGACTTCTCAACTGACGAGTCTGTTCTGGCGACGCTGCCCAACAGTCCGCTGGCTTCGGCAGTGCTCGACATGCGACGGGCCAACAAGTCCAGGACATCGTACGTTGAAGGCACGTTGGAGCTTCTGGGCTCCGACCATCGAAGCCATCCATGGATCCGACCTCTTGGTGCCCGCACTGGGCGCATGTCCGTGTCCAACCCGCCGCTGCAGCAGTTGCCGTCCGGTGACGCTTCGATCCGTTCGATGTTCGTTGCCGATCCCGGCATGGTCATGGGCGCATCCGATTACCAGGCCGTGGAGCTCCGTGTGCTCGCAGCTCTCGCTCAGGAGAAGACGATGCTGCAAGCGTTCAAGGACGGCGCTGATCTTCATCAGATGACCGCCGACGCAGCCAAGGTGAGCCGCAAGGTCGGCAAGATGGCCAACTTCCTCACCGTCTACGGCGGAGGACCATCGGCCCTGTCTGAGCAGGCCGGTATCTCGATGCCGGAAGCCAAGAAGACGCTGCAAGGGTTCGCACGGACTTACCCCGGTGTGCGGCGCTGGTCGGACTCGGTGCAGACCACTGCGGCACGTGAAAAATACCATGTGAAAACCGTGACGGGCCGTGTGCTACCGCTCGACCGTGACCGTGTCTACAGCGCCACAAACTACCTCGTGCAGTCCACTGCACGTGACATTCTGGCTCAGGCACTGCTGAGGATCGACGCAGCGGGCCTCTTCGACCATGTCCTAATGGTTGTGCACGATGAAGTGCTCTGGCAAGCGCCATCGGGCACAGAACACGAGTTCGCCAAGGAGATCGGATCCATCATGTCGATGGACGACTTCCACGGCGTCAAGATCGCAACAGACAGCGAGGTCTTCGGCCCATCTTGGGGCGCAGGCTACGACAACAAAGGAGCAACGAGATGAGTACACAAGGAATCAGCAAGGCCGACAAGAGGATGACACAACTCTCGGCACGCAAGGAATGGTTCGACGTGTCACTGATGGAGATCCAACGGCTCTCAAAGGAGCTGGCGACCCTGTCGCAGTGGCTGTATGAGGAACGGGGCATCAAGTCGGGCTGGAACATGGAGCCTGGTGGCCGGAGCTCTGACACGACGGACCGCACGGGCAACGCAGCTGTCGCCAACCTTGCGAAGTCGCCCACCAGGGCGCAGGGCGAGAAAGCGATCACCGATGCGTTGTACCAACTGCGTCGTGCTCAGGCTGCGCTTGAACTGTCAGTTGAGGGATCGATATGAGCCGGATACCGCTGTTCGAGATGCCCTATGTCGAGCTGACCGCAGAGCAGGAGGCTCTTGCGCACGAGGTCTACATGGGAGACGCCGATTCCACACAGAAGCGCGAGATAAAGAGGATCGGCAAGTCATTCGGTGTGCATGAGCGGTCTGTTGAGCAGACTGCCCGTGCGTTGCTGGTCCTAGAATGCGAGGGCATGATCCTGGAAGCTGTACATGCCCGAGATGGCTCCAAGGGCATCAAGGACGATCTCGCTGCCGAGTGCCGTGTAGGCGTGCTGAAGGCGCTCGACGCTTACGTGCCAGGAGGCGAAGCCAGGTTCATGACGTACGCTCGCATGTACATCGCTGGCTCGATCACTGACGCTGAAGCTGCCCTACGGTACGGCATCGCTCTTCCTCGGAAGACGTCGCTGCTCGCCAACAAGGTACACCACGAGGACATCGAGGACCTCGATGACGCTGAGATAGCCCGGGGCGAAGATGCGCTCGCAATGGTTTACTCGGTCGACTCGATCAACGAGCCAGCCAAGGTCGATGACTGGGACGGCTTCGAGCTCGAAGAAGAGGACGTCGTAGACCATGCAGCGAGCTTCGAAGATGGGCTTCTGTCGAGACTCGAAGCGTCCGGTCGCATTGATGCTGTACTAGGGCAGTTGTCGGAGGCCCATCGGGAGATCATCTCGATCAAGTACTTCGGCAACCGTGAGGCCACCGACGAAGAGGTCGGGCTCATCCTTGGCGTGCATCAGACGAGCGCAACTCGCATGCTGATCACTGCAAGAACGCAGCTTATTTCCTTGCTGTAACCGCATGAAGATCCGATTCTGGACACATATGATAGTGCAGGCAGTTTACGCGATGGATGAGGCGCTGACGATGATATCGATCCCGCCCATCCCTTGCTTGGACTGCGGCACGCTTGTTTACAACGGCAAGGTCCGCTGCGTTGCTCATCACCGTGCAGCACGCAGGCGCAAGGATCATCACCGCACGACCGCACCTGGCGATGGTGCAGCAGCCAGGGTCCGCCGAGCGTACTTGGCTAACCCTGGATCTTACGCTTGCGCAGCATGCTTGAACGCTGACGTGAAGCTGAGCGTAGACCACCATATTCCGCTGATAGACGGCGGCACCGACTACTCAGACAACATCCGTCTGCTCTGCGTGCCGTGTCACCGGACCAAGACAGGCATCGAGTCCGATGCCCGGGGACCTAGGGTGCCGTTCCACATGAGGCACAAGGAAGAGTACTAGATCAACGCATGCTTCACGGCTGCGTGCTGGTGGCGTCGAGTCCCGTGGCCTCCCTCCTTGTGGGCTGCGGTGACTCCGCCCCAGCGAAACAACATGCCAGGGGGGAGGGGAGCTGGCGCTGCCACTGCCACCATACGCCCTGCAATCCATCGTAAGCGCCCCACCGGGGTCGATGACTTGCCCTACATCTGCGCGATTGCAGTCCAGCAGCGTCGATCCTGGCGTGTTTGAGGCGCCAGAAGCCCTTTGTTTGAGCCGAAACCGGGGGTCTAGTTGAAGTTCAGAGCGAAAGTGG